TTACAAAAATTTGATAGTTTTTTTAGGGCTAATCATTTTATATTGGTTGTAAGGTAATGAAAATATCACAAGACACTGCAGTAAGTATGCCTGTTAAAAATATGATTGGTATTGTTATGGCAGTAGCTATGGGTGTGTTTGCTTATACTGAAGTTACATCAAGATTAACTTCATTAGAAACTTCAAGAGAATTAATGAACTCAGATTTATTAAAAAAGTCTGAACAGACAACTACAGACAGTGAGCAGTTTATGCTTTTAGAGGATTTATATAAGTCTACAGAAAAATTAGAAACAAGGATTGATAATATGATGCACAATAAAATTAACATAGAATTTTTAAAGAAACAGACTGAAAAACTTTTAGAAGATGTAGAAAAACTAAAAGATAAGGTAAGACAAAATGGTAATGGTACTCACTAATGATTGAGATTGTTGTAGCTCTTATTTTAACAGTACAAGGAAATATATTAGAACACACCTACAAAGAAAAATTAAGTGACTGTTTAAAATCCAAAAGAATAGCTGAAAGAGAAGTAAACCCAGAACGAATAAAGTTTATATGTAAGAAAGTTAAAGCTGAAACAGAAATTTATATGGGTGCAAAGAAAATAGTTAAAATATTGAGTATGACTAAATGAGTTCTTGTAATACTTGCTTCCACCCTTGTCATTGTGGAGAAGATAAAGAATTACATGCAGATGAGTATGGAATTTGTACTTGTGAGAAGTGCGATTGTAAAAAAATTAAAGAAGTAGATAAAACATGGGAGAACGAAGTTAAATATGAGTAATGATAAATTAAGAGACCTTCATTCAATACTATGTGAAAAATTACTTGAAAAAATTACCGACCCTGACGCAAAGTCAGCAGATTTGAATGTGGCTAGACAGTTTTTAAGAGATAATGGAATAGATGCAGTACCTACTGACGACAGTCCATTACATAAACTAATAGAAGAAATGCCATTTGATGCAAAACCAAAAGTTATTATCAAAAATTAGTGATTTCAGGAATTTCCTGTATATGGCATGGAAACACCTTAGATTACCAGAACCCACACCCATACAATATGATATTGCTGACTATTTACAGCATGGTTCACAAAGACAGATAATTAGTGCCTTTAGAGGTTGTGGAAAATCGTGGATTACTAGTGCTTATGTATTGTGGAGACTTTTATTAGACCCACAGCTCAATATCCTTGTTGTATCTGGAAGTAAGAATAGAGCTGATGATTTTAGTACGTTTTGTTTAAGACTACTACACGAGATGCCAATACTGGCACATCTATATCCAAAGGAAAGTCAAAGACAATCCAAGATTAGTTTTGATGTTGCACCTGCTTTAGCATCACATCAACCTAGTGTTAAAAGTTTAGGAATTACATCACAGCTTACAGGAAGTAGAGCTGACTTAATCATTGCAGATGATGTTGAAACTTCAGGAAATACTCAAACTCAAACAATGAGAGAAAAGTTATCTGAAGGTATTAAAGAATTTGAAGCAATAATAAAACCAGAAGGTAAATCTAGAATTATATTTTTAGGCACACCACAATCTGAATTTTCTATATATAACAAACTTCAAGAAAGAGGTTACAAGGTTCGTTTTTGGTCTGCAAGATACCCAACTGAAAATCAGTTAAAGTCTTATGGTACAAGTTTAGCACCTATTATAGCTAACACTTGGAAACATGAAAGAATAGGAAACCCTACAGACCCTATAAGATTTAATGATGAAGATTTATTAAAAAGAGAAGCAAGTTATGGAAGACTGTCTTTCAACATGCAGTTTATGTTGGACACAACTCTAAATGACTTAAATAAATATCCTTTAAAATTATCAGACTTAACAGTTATGTCTTTAAACCCAGACAATGCTCCTGAAAAAATTATATGGGCTTCTAGTCCTGAATTAAAACAAGAAGGTTTACCTAATGTAGGTCTTCAAGGAGATGCCTATTACAGACCTATGCAGACGCAAGGAGAGTGGTTGGAGTACACAGGTAGTGTGATGTCTATAGACCCTGCAGGTAAGGGTAAAGATGAGACAGCTTATTGTGTTACTAAGTTTTTAAATGGTAATATATTTATTTTAGATGCAGGTGGATTTAGTGCAGGTTACACAGAACATGTCTTAAATAAATTAACTCAAATAGCTAAAAAGAATAAAGTTCACAAAATTTTAATTGAGGAAAACTTTGGGCAAGGTATGTTTGAAGCATTATTACAACCTTACCTAAATAAAGAATATAAATGCACAACAGAATTAATAAGACAAACAACAAATAAACACAGAAGAATATTAGACACTTTAGAACCTTTAATATCTCAACACAGAATTATAGTAGATGCGAATGTCATTAAGAATGACTACGAAGGTACGAATGAATTGTACCCACCAGAACAAGCATTAAAATACCAATTATTTTATCAAATAAGTAGGCTTCAAAAAGGAGCTAATACTTTGGCACAAGATGACCGAATAGATGCAATGCAAATAGCCTGTCAGTACTGGCAGAAGCAATTAGCTAAAGACCAAGACCAAGCATATAGAGATAGAAAAGATGATATGCTTAATGCTGAATTGGATAAGTACTATGGTACTGATACAAGCAATTCTTGGATTAAATTCTAACAATATCCTAGTAAACTGCAGGTAATCTAGGGGTTCTAGATTGGGAGACTACTCTAGAGCCACATATATAAAGAGAGACCTAAAAAGTAAGATAAATCAATAAAGTGCCACTACTGTAGTACTGACTACTACTTAAAGTTAAACTTAAAGATATAAGAGCTTTAGTAAGACATAATCATGTTCATATAAGTAATATGCTTATGATGAGACTTACGCTGTCCTCTTGTTTCTACCAAATTACATGAACAAAGTGATATACCTTAAATCTATTATTAAGAACTATAAGCCCAAGACTAAAGGCTTTGATAAAGAAATAATAAAGGAGCTAAAGGCTCTTGGAGTTGACCCAACAAAACCTAAAGTAAAACCATTAAAGAAGAATGATGTTTTAGCAGGTAGGGACTTTATCTTATCTCACACAGAAGAATTTTTGCAGTATGCAGTTGATTATAGTTTAGACGAAAAGATTGGCGATATTATCAATCCAAAAAAATTAGAAGAAAAAATCTGACAACTACACGCATATAGGGTTAATTTTTTTTACCCCCATAGGCTCGAAATAAATATAGGGGTGGGGGGGTGTCTCTAAATATATGATTGCAACAAATGTTGCACCAGTAAGTATTATTATTTATATCTACCAACAATACTTGTTAGTCTTAGAGACTAATCTTATAGTTTTTCTAGATTTTCTAAAAAGTTTTACAGTTTTTTCCACAATAAAAAATTCAGGCGTCTCTCTCTCATTATCTGTTTTGAATTTATAATCTCAATGTGATATAAGTTTCACATGGAACAAGAAACTAAAAGAGAACTACTCGAACAAGCGTTAGACTTATTATGTAAGGTAGCAGGTAGAGACATAACTATATTCTTACCTGAAGATAAAGCTGAACAGATACCTTATTTAAAAAGAGAAATCATTAAGACAACAGAAGCAATTAAGAATGGTTAAGATGATTAGGAAGAAGGCTAAAGCTATAGTCAACTCAAAGACTAAACCAGTAGTAAGACTTGGTGCTACAAAAAGATATACTAAGACACATTGGATTACACCACTGTCAGATACCCAGAAGTTCTTCATAGCTACGACCACAGATTTGCCACACACTTACAAAGGATTGCCATTATCCAAAGGTAATGCTGAAGCCTTAGAGTTATATAAAAGATTTAGTGAGGACTTTCATATGAATGCTAAGAGACAGCAAGAACTAATGCAGAAGGCACAGAACAATATAAGTGATAGTGTTAATGCACGTCTTGAAAAATATATAGAGATAGAGCAAAAAAAGTTAAAACGTATTGATAAAGAAACAATAGAGACAACGTATAAAAAGTTGCAATACACTAAAGAGATGGCTCAAAAAGAAGCCTTGATTACAGAGCAGAGATTAAAAGAACTTCATAAGAAAACAGAAGCAATTAAGAAAGATGGGGACATTGCATATAAAATAGAACATGCGAGAAGAACCTTACAAGCACAGATAGCTAATAACAAAGAGAAGATGGCATTAGAGTATCAAGAGCTTGGTAAGAAATTAAGAATGAGTAG